GTGGTATCAACGCAGAGTACAACAAGGTACAGAGAACGCATTTTTTTTTTTTTTTTTTTTTTTTAGGAAAGCAACAGCAGCACCGCAATGACTTGCGAATCTGCTGTTGTTTGGCTAGGTTTAATCCTACCACCAATCTTTAAACGTCGGGATCTATAAAAATTCAATTTGCGCGCATGAGCGCACAAAAATCTAAAACTAGATACCTGTTCAGAGAACAGTGGCGCTCATGTCATTACACGAGCAAATTAGGTCCTACCGACCCACCAGGCTCCCAAGCCTGGATTTCCATCCCCTAAAGGTTTGCCTTTTACCTAAAGGGGGAACTAAACATATAAATATGTATACAAGTAGAGATATTCGCAGCCTCATCTACAGGCGCCCCCCATAAAGGGGGGGGTGTACAAGTAGCGATATTCGCAGCCTCATCTACAGGCGTCCCCTCTCTTTTAGGGGAAATCGGGATTGAGATATAAAACAGGTGCATTGATAAACCAACTTAGGTTGAAGTCTTCGCCTGCTGCACAATACGCTTTAATATAGGCTCCAATATCTTCCGAAAGAGTTGCCGAAGGATTCCTACCAAATACTACTATAGAATGTTTTTGTCCATAGAGACCTATCTCCGTTGTCTCACTAGCGGCATTAAACTTTCTATTTGCATAGTATGGAAATTCTACTTCAAGAGTAGGCTTAACAGCAACATTAGTCAAAGCCCCACCAGGGAACATTGAAGAATGATAGCCAACAGCCCTTATTTTAGGATCGATACCAGTTATCTGCAGATCAGTAATAGTATTCTGTAGAATAGGATTACCAGATCTACGATAGACATACATTTCTGTCATGGGACGATCTGTAGAATAACTCTCTAAGTTAAATTTCCAACGAATTCCTCCTCGTCTACATACAAAGGCCGGAGTCAACCAATTCATCAAAGTATTTTTGGATACTGTCCAAGGGGCGGAACCTTTAGAGTCTGGCCCGTTCGGATCAGGTCCGCGATACATTGGGAAATTGGGTGATGTCACGATCCATTGCAGTACTTCAGAATTCTCTGGTACTGGTGGATTCAGATATAAAGTGGATAGTTCATAACGCTTTAACATATCTCGAAAACTCATGAATACCTCACCGAAATAGTTGAGATTGACATGTTCGTCTGTCATCAATTTTCCGATAGGATCTAGAGATTTCTTGATTGGTACAAGCTCGCTCGCATCTGAAAACATCTGGGGAAGTTCTTCCGGAGGTTCGAAAGTTGTGAAGTTATCAAGAGCAAAACCACTAGGTCCGGCAACCTCAAAGTCGGGGCCAGCACGCACAAAAACATTAACTTGCGGTGAGTTTACATCCGCTGTATTTGGAGTTGTCAACTCATTAAGTACATAGATTGACAAAACACCATTATCGTTATGTATCTTTGATGTAACTGGCGTCGCTGTAAAATCAGTAATATCTGCCAAAGGTGAAAAAGGAAGATCTGCTGTTTCTGCAATATCTTTATCTACCTCACGAAAGGCTACTGGCTGATTATACCCAACTCTTAGCTCAAACTCCTTGGATTCGGTAACATCAAGGATACGAGTATACACTGTAGAAAAATCTGGTGCTGTACCGCCGAGACTAGAGCTCCCAACAGGATCATAAACTAAACGTAAACGACCTTTATGGAAGTTAGAAACAGCTAGTTGAAAGCGATAGATTAAACTACCTCTCCAAAACTCGAATGGTAGAGCTGCGAGGGCAAGAGGTGTGAGGTGGTATTCTGTGTCAGTGCCTTGAGTTAGGCTACTTCGACTGAACATCACAGGAGTCACCCTAGTAGAGAACAGTAACTGATCGACCGCATCGTCCGTTTTCCACTCAAAACGAGTAAAATAGGATTCATGGGACGCGATATTGTTAACTGTAAGCTCATCTTGCATTGTATTGACACCTAAGAGCGATGGATCTAAAGACAATTCTTGCTTGGGGTCGTAGGTCAACTTGTCGGTTGCATCTTCGACGGTAGTATTAGCAATATTCCCTAAATATGACGGCGCAAACTTGTTAATCGGGTTTAGATTTACAGGTCTACTATAGCCAAAAAGACTAGCGACTTTACCCACGGCATCTGCACCGATTTGGGTTGCCATCGCATATGGCTTGAGCATAGGAATACTTGTCAATGAGCCAGCAGCTCTTGCTAAAGCTGAGGCAGGCCGAGAAACAATACCTTGTCCATATTCATCACCCGCATCTGAATAGAGGGGATCTGTACTAGGGAGAGGTATCTGAATTGGACCCGCCAATGTGATATCTTCGAACCAAGCGAATGTTGTTATCGTAATATCCGAGGTAATTCCATTAGAATGACGAAGAGGATTGAAAGACGAATATATTAGTCTGCCGAGAGAAGATTGGGACCAATCCCTATTCGAGGTACTAGTCCTTTGACACATACTCAGCGGAAAAACAAAAGGCAACGTCAATTCGCCTCCAGATGATTCTGTTGGATTAATGATAATATGTGGTCTTTGAGAAAACCTGACATTATCTACAGTTGGAGCGTTACCAGGTGCGCGCTCAACTTCTCGATTATCAAACCCATAAGGGTTGTACGAGACTAAGCCACGCCCATAGTAAAAGGCATTTCCATTGACTGTGATCTTGACTTTCATGGTTCCTCTAAAGAAGGCATAATTATCTATCTTACGTCGAATTGCAGGATCAGCCATGTAAAGACTCCAAGGGTCAATGGTCTTACGGAGAAAATCCCCGGTATTCCATGTTGTTTGGTCTATACGAATTGGTCGCTTAAGATATTGCTCTATAGCGACAGTATCCTCCACAATTTCAACATCAACTGGTTGTTGAGTGGAAGACATACCCTCATTTCCTTGTGGGGCATCTCCTCCAATCTGGGTTAAAACTTGTTCTGTTTCCGCGTTGGCAGTAACAGGTTGGTCACCAGTTTCAGCCGAATCGGAAAAGAAAATATGTAAAAGTGATGGTTTTAACTGTCCATCATCAGTATTATTATATAAACATTTCTTGACTTATACTACGTTTAACGTGCAAATACTTTCAAGTCATACGGTATACTACACGTAGGTTTTATTATTAATATACATAGGGTACTACAGAGTGGAACAAAACGAAAAATAATCGACTCTGTGCTAAATTCACTTTTATATACAAGTCCTATTACCCGTGGGCACTAATCAGAGGACGACTGACTTGGCAAGTTTAACGTCTTTCCGGGACAGGATACCTTTAACATCGGTCCAAGATCAAAAAGCTTTACGTTCTTCCCAAAACGGAGTAAGTTTACCGTGATTTCAGCACGATGCCAAAAGTTACTTAATGGAGATTCCATACTTTTCCATCCATAAAGCTTCACGTGTATCAAAGTCTTGGTAAAACCTCGGAGAAATTACATCCGAAAGACCCGCTTCTATAACGACGCGTTTTAGTTGGTCATGGCGTTCTTTAAAAACTTCGGGTCCATGAAAGAAAAACTCAGACATTGCCTGATCTAAACACTGAGCGGCAACTGCAATTGGAGTCTCAGCTTGTGAAGCCAAGTTGCAGTGTAACGACTTGAAAATAGACATCTGATCTAAACAAGCCCAATACATGCCGTGGTGTTCTTCACCGGTAAAATCGGTGTAAGAGTATTTCTCAACAAAAACCGGATCACGCTTAATAAAATCTGATCCACTATTAGTGACATAAGGTACAGATTCAGCTTCTTTATCGGCCATTGTGTATTCAATGCCGTAACGAGCATAAACCTTCTGCATATTGGTGTGATTATATTTTGGGTAATCTTTTGATACTCCCATTTTATTGTCATCACCGTAGGTAATCAAAGCTACTGCATCATCAAAGAACCCCTTATAGTCAGGGTAAAGTGCAAAGAACACGCACCTTTGATAAATGGAGTTCACAACGCTATTGACATACACAGTTAAGTTCTGGCCACTAGGGTTAGATCCAAAAAGCTGTATGAGCTCCCCGTTCAAGTTCACGACGGGATAAGCAACATCAGAAGCAATGCCTCGCATGATAAGAAGGTCCTCGTCACTATATCCCGCTTTGCGGGCAATGTGTTCAAAAACCGTGAAAGCACACAAAACCATTCTCGCTGACATATGCTGGTCATAAGCTTTAAAGTCTCCGGCTACCATTCGATCATCTCCGAACTTGCAAATATGTTCATTCAATTCAGTCCACGCAGGACCTTGAGAATTAATTCCAACAGCGCACTCAGTGGTTAGAGGCGCGCTCGACATAAAATGACAAATCGTTAGGAAGTATTTCCGAATATTATATTGCAAGGCTGCAGGTGCAGCTTGAAAGACACGAACTTTTAGTTTGGATAACTTAGTGGGTTCATCCTTGGTACAAGCTTTAAAAACAGGATAGTGTCGCTCCCGACGCGCATAACACTCTCGGGCTTCTTCAGCCAAAGATAGCGTTTCAGCATCAAGGGTTCGCGGACATTCTTGTTCAAACTCTTCAGGATCCAAAGTTATGATGAAATTTTCCTTGGACTTATTGATGGGAAAACCCATAGAAGTACCAGTCTTCATCGCATCTACAAACTTCAAGCCGTCAACACCAGATACAGTTTCCACTTCTGAAAGTACTCGAACGTTAGACAAAACCCCTTTACCAAACTGTGTTGCACACATTCTATCAATTTGACCAATATAGTCATCGACAGCGCGACTTAACAGATGTTCGGGGAACTCTTGAAAAGCGTTACCAGCACCAGCTATGTACTTCTGATATGGAGCCCAATCTCTAATCTTGGTCTCATCCTTCCGACAATTTGCGGGGGGGCCCCATTGCTGGGGAACACCACAATGCTCCTCTATTAAAGGCGAAATCGGGGATGTAATAACACTAGATTTGGGTCGAACGCGGAATTGCGGTAAAGAACCAAAGTGGGCAACTTGGCCACTCTCCTGATAGCGTAAAGGACTTCGCATCGGGATCTCTGGCTCCGGGACAAAACTAATTCCATAGGCATCAGTGCGCATATTTGCCGAACTAGAAGTAAAAATGATAGAGGTTCTTGAATCAAGTTGATCTCGCACCTTACTAATCATATCCTTCGTAACCATCTCAGCGGCATTGAGCCCATCGGCCTTTCGAGTTCCAGCTAAATGGAAACCAGCAATGTAACAATTTGTAGAACTTTCGAACAAATGTGTCGCACAACATAGACCGGCGAACGAGGGGTTTGACATCCGATAGTAAGCACCATTAGTAAAACTCGCATGGTCAGATTTAACTTTACCAAAAGAATTAAACTTTGTCAACGTTTGATGACGCTCACCATCTGCGGACTTCCACAACATCCGAGTACTAATTTCACGCTTAGTCAACTCATCCGGAAAGAACTTTGTTAAATTCTTCATGTCTCCAGAACGAGCAACATAAACAGCCATAAGATCTGACTCGGAGTGTAAACGACAGCAGTCAGTTGGACTAATCATACACTCAAAATTCTTACCACACATGAATTCAGGGTTAGACATCGTGATCTGCAAGTTAACTTCAGAAGTGGGCATAACATGATGTGGTAGCAAAAGCAAATTGGAATCAATAAAGAGACCATTAGAAACTTTGCCACCAAGACAAACATTAGCCAAATTCTTGTGAACAGCAGGGGTTAAACCGTCAACACTGTGATGGACGTCTACACCTTCGGGGAGAGGTTCTAACGTAGGTGCTAACCAAACATTATTCTCCTCAGCCGTCACGGACATACCGTTTCCATCTGCTTTCAGAGTACCACGAAGCTTTCGAATCATGAGGTACAATGCGTACAATGCTAGAACAGCTGCGAAACACACAAATAGGAGTTTTCCCATTGATATTTCATGATCTCGAATCTTCTTCACCAATCCTGGCATGAGTTCTCGACTTTCAGAAACCTTCGCAATCAACCAATCTTTCCTTGCCCGTAGAATAATGACACTCCCTACTATATAAGAAGCGACACCTGGAACAAAGACCGCCGGATCAAAGTAACCTAGTCCTAAAACACAAGTTGCATAAATCCGGGAAAAATTGGTATACTGTTTAACAAATTCGCGTGAGCGAGTCCACGTAATTAGCCATTGCATCTTTGCTGACTCGAAAAGTCTTTTCGGAATATATGATGTATAATCATTCCAAGGACTCTTACGCCATCGGTGTAGCTCTTCTCGAGCCTCACCAATGCGTTCCGACATCATTGCCTTACGCATCTGATACTCAGCGTGAGCAAGCTCGCCAGCAGTCCTAAATGCGGACCTCCAAGTAATTAATACGGCTTTCAACTGTTTTGGTGTTTGATTCTCCATCCAAGTCTCAGCTCTATAAAAACCAGGGGGTATACTGCCGCAAGCCATAAACGCTGCGTCAACAAAGTGGACATTTTCACGATACCAATCACGGAAATCTCGAATAGCAAATTTAACCAAGCCAAGTGTCGAGTTTAGCCACATTTTATATGCAAACTTAACATAAGCTGGTACCCACTCATATTCCATGAAAGGTGCATGCCGAGGATGATATGGATGATCTCTAGGCAAATCGTAATTGGTCCACCTAGACCCGGCATCGGATTGTAAGCGCTTGCTAGACGTGGGTAGCCGTATTCGACGGCGACCATTACGTCCTTTTCGCTTTGGAAATATCTTACGAGCTGGAGCCTCCATGGGCAACCAGTCGGGATGTTCCTCAGCAAATTCTTGGCGAGCACGAGAGACAATATCTTTCTTCTCATACTCCTTCTGAAGACGAGCTTTCTCTTTGTAATAGAGTTCTTCTTCATCATCCATAGGAACTACCTGGTATTGGCGATCCTTAGGCATGTGTTCGGTGGAATAAAAATTACTACCACCACACTCTTTACACCACGTTGGAAATGATCCATGTGGGCACAATTTCTGTGCAAAGGTCTTTTGCGACGTCTCCACAACGGAATATTGTATTTTCCGATGTTCATGAATACCATGCGCTAATAATTGCATAAGCTCTCCAAAATTCAATTGGTAAGCTTCTTGCGCTCTACCGGCAGCATTCGGGAAGTAGACGAGTTCGGCAACTGGTTTCTGACAGGTATCTTTACCTTCATCAACTCCAATATACTCATAAACATCAAATTCCCATGCATCAGGGCAGAAATTCTCAGCGTTGGTAGCCTCAGCAAGCTTTTTGCCGTCAACCATAACAGTTCCGGACTTACGAAAATCTGATTTCACACGAGCACGAATGTGATACTGAAACCTACGTAAAGCAGAAAGTGGTTCGTTAGAATACTCACGAGCCCACTTCTCCCACACATTGGTTGTAGCACAAACAAGACGAGGGTTCAATTGGATCATACCTTTCAAATTGGCTTCTGCCATAATTGCGGTACGCTTAATGTTATTAACAAAATTAATGATATTGACAGTAGGATTTACATCCACAGTCTCTCTCTTTGCATTCGCTAAATCATCCAATAAAACAGCTTGCGTAAAGGATTTGTAATCAGAATGATACTTATCCATTTCGTTCAATGTACAAATAGCGTCTGGATCGACAACATAATCTTCCTTACCTTCTTCCAAGGCCATTCTCTGCAGACAATAAGTCATTAGATTGTTGACAATGGAACTCTTAGCAATGGAGGACGTACCATGAATCAAAAAGGTAAAAGGAGCAGGTCGAAGACCACCTCCATGATTGATAAGCTTATCAGTAGCGCGAATCTTGTTTAGATTTTCAAGGCGCTTCGTGATAAAAGCTCGTTCACCTTTCGGACAAGCATTCAATAAACCTTCACATACAGTGATCGCGTTAGTCAACCGAAGGTCAAACTCTGCATGATCTAAAAATGGAGATTCGATATACTGCCCTAAACGGACGAACTCGAAATTTCCAATTAAAAGACAATACTCTTTTTCAAAAGCAAGTCCCTTATCTTCAGAATACATAAGAGGATACCAGGATGATTCGGTGAAACATTTATGTCCACGCTCGACCAGGAATTTTGCGGTATCTAGAAGAGATTCAACTAAATCACCGTAATTCTTCCGGCCCTTGGCAGCATGAAAACGATATAGTTCAATTCCCTTCACAGTAACGGGAAGAGTCTTGTTATCATTAATCAATCCAACGGCTAACAAAATAGACATTAAATCAGTGACTTTATCAAAAATCGCAGATTTACGGAAATCAGAATACTTGGTGGATGCGTTGGAAAGAGATTCGGAGAATTTCTCAAAATCCTTTTGACTTGCAAAGTCAGCGCACATTTCTTCGATACGAGGAGTATCTGTGAAGAAAGAACTGCACCCAATGCCTTCCTCTGTTTCAGAAGAAAAGACAAGTCGCAATATAGCATTACATAAACCTCTCTCCACTTTGGAAGATAGGTAAAGCATAACTATTGAAGCGAAATGTCGAGCATTTTTAGCATCCTTGAGTGCGAAGTACAAGAGCAAAATTTGCTCAACGACGGAAATAATATCCTCGTAGCCCTTATCTTGAGCTTGTTCGACGCACTGCATCCATGTTTTGGCCATACTCGTGCACCCATTAGCTGCCAATGCTGACAGTCCAGGGAAAGAATCAGAATAAAGGTGAGGCTTCTTAAGCAACTCCTTACGATTCTTAGGCAACGATTTACGGCCTGATTTTAATTCTTTGTTGCGCTGAGTTTGGCGCTTCCGTTCCTCGGCAATCATACGACGCCGATACTTGCTACGCGCATATTCCTTAGGATCATACGCATCGCTACATAAACGAGGACCACAAAGACGGGGTCCAAAGAGTGTTTCTTGAGTATTATCAAGAAAAGTACTATCAAATAATTCACAGATGGGAGCTGATAAATTCTCACATCCTACAAAAAGTTGTTGAAAATTGTTAGTAGTCAAGTAAATACTTTCTCCGCTTATTGACCAATAGGCGGAGATCTACGTCGATGTGGCAATTTGTAACTTTTCCCGCATGGGTTGTTACTCAGGTCACGCAGATATGGGCCAATAATTTGACCAACCTATATACTCGTATTCGGCTCGTCGCCTGGGGGTACGAGGCCCCATGTACAAAATTCACTAACACCCGCAATTCGCCAGATATGCGTTTTATCAGTGTATAACATGAAATTCGATCACTTCACACTCGTAAAAGTGTTAGAGGTCAATATCGAAACCATCCCATCTGATGTGGGACTTTTAAATGCTTCAAATTTATCGGTAATTTATCATAAATAAAGAGCAAAACTACGACTAAGTCGCTTTGTGACATCTTCTAGACAGTGATTCCTCAAAATCGTTCACAAGTGATTTTAATAAATTACTCCGCACTAATAAAAGTGTGGTGCATACAGTCAGCATGAGCTTAACTGCTGCAAAAACCATTCCAAATCTAAAATTAATCTCTTAAAGAGTCAGAATAGGGGGCTGGGTTGCCAGTCCTTAAAACCGGCTAAAGGCATCTACAAGGTGAGATGCGGATCTAATATCTTATAAAAGAACAAAAGATAATTAGAATAGTTTAATGACATTTCGGTCGACATTAGTTTAATGACATTTTCGGTCAGGTTTGGGATGAGCAACATGCCAGGGTTATACCATTTGCACCCGTTACTCAAGGGCTGACGAAACATGATGGAGGCTAACTTGCCAAAAATCTAGTTTCGTGGAAAACATACAAGCAGGAGGTGAATTCGTGCTTGCACATTCTACACTAATAAACTAGTTAGAGGCAAAGAATTCAACTCAACATACATGGTTTGTCTAGAAAAACACTCGCTGGGAGCGACCAGAAATTACTCCGGTTACTGTAAAATACGCTAACTTACTTGCGTATATGCAGT